AAAGCAGTGGGCGTGGAAAATGTTTACGATGACGGTACAGCGTCGGAACAAGCACACGATGAAGACGATAGCAACGACATGTCTGCCATGCAGGACGACATTGTGGCCAGAATTAAAAAACTATCCGGAATCCCCACTGCTGCTGTTCAAGAACTGGGCAACGACGAAGTATTTGACGATTAAGGTAGTCAACTATGTCATTCATCCAGAATCTTTTTTCCAGTAGAGACAACAATACAGCAGGCAACACTTATGTAGGTCAAGAAGGACGCCTGTTCTATAATCCCGATACTAATGCATTGTATGTCAGCGATGGCAATACTGTTGGCGGGATTGCATTATCATTTACCGGCACAGGCAATGGTATACCAGGCGGCCCCGATTTCTCAGTACAGTATAATGCAGGTGCAGGAGATTTTGGCGGCAATGCGTTTTTCACAGTTGATCCTCCGACTAAAACTGTGCAAATCGGTAATATTACACTAACAAGTCAGGCCATCACTGCCATTTTAACCAACACTAATTTTACCATTGGTGTCAACGAACCGGGCAACGGCATTGTTCAATTGTTGGGTCCAGTAAATATCTATAGTGATAGTAATGTGGCCAATGTGGCCACATTCCAATTGGACAGCATCGGTCAAGTCAAAATGTTGGTTCCGGTTCCGGACAACACTGTTGGCGCTGTAGAAATCATCGGTAGTTCAACAGGTGTATCAGTTGACCCGGGCAACTTTGGCGGAATGCTACACATCACTGGTCAGGACAATGTGCCCGCTCGCGTGTACAATGATGGCATCAACAATTATCCACTGTATGTGGGACGCAGATACAACGGAACTGCGGCCGCACCAACTGGCATTTTAAACAATCAAGTGGTCAGTCGTATCGGTTCCAACCCATACCTTACTGACACTGCTGCTTTTACACCACTGGGCTTTGCCAAAATTGATTTTGTAGCAACACAGGACCAGACTACCACGGCACAAGGGTCGAAGATAGACTTCTACACCACGCCCGACGACAGTATTATACAAACAATTACTGCGTCGTTTACCACTGACCGAATTGCGTTGACCGGGAATCTTATTCCCACTGTTGACAACGTCTACAGCTTGGGTAATATTGATAGTCGTTGGATCGGTGGATACTTCGGCAATGCCGGCATTTACTTAGAAGACACCACACTTGGTGTCACGGGATCAATGTCACTGGACAACGGCACTATGCTGTTTGATACCAATATTACACGACTGCAAGTGGGCAACATTTGGCTGACTGCCGATGGTATACAGCACTCGCCATCATCAATATCAGACGACATTCTCATTGGCACAACTGCCGGCGGCAATACTTTCATTCGTAACGCTGGCATTAAATTCAATGATCTCAGCATACAAACAACCGCGGCTATTCCAGTAGCCGAAAAAGGTGCTGCACTCGGTGTAGTACCACTCAATGCCGCAACCAAGATTGACACTATCTATCTACCTTCCGGTGGCCCTGTTTATCTGGGCACATGGAATGCTACTACAAACACGCCAACATTGATCAACGGCGTGGGCACAGGCGGTGATTTATACATTGTATCAGTGGCCGGCAGCCAGGATCTTGGCAGTGGGTCAATTAATTTTGCCGTAGGCGACGAAATACTCTACAACGGAGCAATCTGGGAAAAAGTCCCCGGCAGTGGGGTAGGCGTTGCTTCCTTCAATACCAGAACTGGCGCTGTCACATTGACCAGTGGTGATGTTACCACTGCACTTACCGCAGGCAGCATTGTAAACAGCAAACTACAAAATTCCAGTGTTACTATCATTGGCGGCACAGGCATTAGCACAACCAGCAATGTGATCAATCTAGGCAACACAATCACATTGACCAACACTGGTGTCACTGGTGTCACTGCAGGAACCGGAGTTGGTATAAGTTCTTCCACTGGCAATGTCACAGTGTCAATTGGACAGCCAGTGGGCACTGCCAATTCAGTACAGTTTCAAAGCGTATCATCTAACACTACTATTCAGGCCACTGGAAATGTAACCGGTGGCAATATTACAACTGGTGGAAGAATTATTGCCACTGGCAATATTGTAGGCGGCAATTTGTTGACCACTGGATTGATAAGTGCAACGGGCAGCATTAATTCTAACAGCGGCGTAACTGCGGTGGGCAATGTCACAGGTGGAAATTTAGTTGGACAAAATCTCACAGCAACACGAGTCACATTCGTTGGCCCGTCAAAAGGCATTACCGACGATGCAGAATTCACTTACAACAGTACAACCAATCTATTGAGTGTAGGCAACATTAGTACTGCCGGAAACATCACCGGTGGCAACCTCAGCATCACTGGCAACATCACCGGCGGCCTAAACAACCTTGCTAATATTGTGTTTGCCAATACTGCACCGTTATCTACTGCTTACCCAGGTTTGATGGAGTACGACGGTCGTGTTCTATATTTCACTGGCCAAGGTCAAGAACGTGGTATTGTGCCCAACGACCAATGGTATGTGTTGAATGCAGATCGCGGTTTGACGTATGCTACACAAACACCACAAAGCATGTTTGGCGTGGGCCCTCATGTCAGCAACAGCACAAGATATTGGTTCAGAATCAAAGCCGTTATAAGCCGTAGTGCTGGAACTAATAACACAGCCCTTACATTAGGTTGGCGTGGATCAGCCACTATCAGCAGGATAAATTACACAGTACAAAGTTCGTTGGGTTCTGCTACAGTACCTGTTGCTAGTTTTTTCATTGAGCAGCTATTGGTGTCAAACTTTACTGATCAAGTTGTGGTGACTGCTATTTCAAATCCTCCCGACTCAGCTGACATTGTTATAACTGGCGTTATTGATGTTGCAGCGGGCGGCGCTGGCACAGTTGATCCATTTATATCTTGGACAGGCGCAGCAGCAGCTGGAGCAGTTTCTGTAACTGCACTCAGTAACTTCCAGATGCAACCACTGGGCGCAACTGGTGTCACTACTCAAGTTGGCAATTGGTCATAATCAACATGTACGAATATCGAGCACACATAATAAAAATTGTCGATGGTGACACAGTTGATGTTGACATCGATCTAGGATTTGGCATAGTACTAAGCAACGAACGAGTAAGAATCAACGGCATTGATACTCCTGAATCAAGAACAAGAGACAAAGAAGAAAAGAAATTTGGCCTGGCTGCAAAAGCAAGACTCAAATCATTGCTGGGAAAAACTTGCACACTCAAAACACAAATAAACAAAAGTGGCGAAGACATGAAAGGCAAGTTTGGTCGTGTCTTGGGCAACTTTGATGTGTATGATGCCGCCACCGACAGTTGGAGACCGGTTACTGCTATGATGATCGAAGAAGGACATGCAGTTGCCTATCACGGCCAAGCCAAAGCAGATGTACAACAAGCGCACATGGCCAACAGAGCCAGACTTGTTAAAGAAGGTGTTGTAAAATAACCAAACCATAAATATCTACATGATAGATGACCACTATGTAGATATATTTCGTACCCTGGCTGCGGAAGCCGAAGCTCGTACTGGATACGAAATTCCTGCATTGCTGGCACAGTACACTATACTGATGTTGGCAGATCACATGCGCAGAACCAGCTGGCATCCAGATCCCAGCTTTACAGAACAATATCTGCAACTGGACAGCAGCAGAAGCGCCAAACTGTTGGCAGACGAATGCTTGTTTATCACCAGTGTATTTCCTGAGTATGCCACTCGCAGAGGCGTTAGCATAAACTACTATCACTCACTGGGTGAAGCATGTTATAGTCGTGCTGCACATGATCTAAACACAGAATTATTCCAGGATCTCAGCACTTACTTTGGTGCAGTGTCTAAATGGACGCGCAATGTAGTACATAATGTGGTAAATCTTTATTAATTGCCCGACTGTTTTTTGCATAAATTAGTATATGGCTAAAAGTTTAGAAGGATTCAAGCCGACCTGGTTATATATCAAGCAACATAACATAACAGGTCTGAAATATTTTGGAAAAACGGTTCGGCACGACCCTGCTAAATACCCCGGGTCTGGAGTATATTGGTCAAGACACCTAGCGAAGCACGGAAACAACGTAACAACATTATGGTGCCAGTTATTTACAGATAAAGAACAACTAGTTGATTATGCTATGGCGTTCTCTATTGCTAATCAGATTATCGAGTCCGTTGAGTGGGCCAATCTAATAGATGAAAGTGGGCTAGATGGGTTTTCCGTCGGCAGAATTATATCTGCTGAAATAAGAGCCAAAATTGGAGCAGCACACAAAGGAAAGACTATCTCAGTCGAACAACGAAAGTATCTGTCAGAGTTGAATACAGGAAAATCCTGGAGCGAAGCCACTAAGAATAAACTTAGCGAAACCCTTGTTGTTGATTATGCATCAGGAAAGCGTACACCAGCCCGAGGAATGTTAGGAAAACGCTTAACACCTGAGCAGAAGGAAAAAATTCGATTAGCATTAACTAACCGGCCAAAGTCGGAATCACATAAGGAAAAAATGCGACAAGTAAACAAAGGCCGATCGTGGATTCTAGTAGACGGCAAAAGGGTATGGGTAGATAAATGAGTAATCGTAGCCTAGAAGGCGTATTAATCAAGGCACCGCACAAGCGGCAATCCTTCACGGAAGTTGAAATTACAGAATTTATGGACAGTGCTGATCCAGAGACTGGTCCTGCATATTTCCTCGATCATTTCTTCTACATCCAGCACCCT